CGGTTATTTTATGAGAGAAGAATTTTCTAGAAATTGGATAGATCAATGGCTTGATAATATGTATACTGCTTTTAGTAGAAAAGTTTATAGAAAAGATATAGTTATCACGCACAATCATTGGGTATTTGGAGCGTCAAAATTTGATAAAGTTGCAGAAAGAATGCGCGACACAGAAGGTCCTAATAAAGAGTATTCAGATCAAATATGGCCTAAGCTTTATGATGTGAGAATAAATGAAGCTAAAAAATGGGAAAAAATATTAGGTATAACGCCTGATTTAACTAAAATACAATGAAAGTAGTTAGTTTTTGTCTATACGGAATTCAAACGCATTATCAAGTAGGTGCGCTAAAAAATGTAGATCTTTGCAAAGAGCATTACCCAGGCTGGGAAATATGGTTCTACGTTTCACCTACGATACCTAAAGATGTTGTTAAACAGCTAAAAGAAAAGGGTGCTAAAATTTATATAGTGGAAGACGGTGACACGCCATTTTTTATGAATTATAGATATTTCCCTGCGTCTGATGAAAGTGTAGAGTATGCAATTTTTAGAGACACAGATTCGAGAGTTGATGAACGAGAGGCTGCAGCAGTTAACGAATGGATAAAAAGTGGCAAAGGTCTTCACATTATGCGTGATCATCCCTGGCATGGTCCGGATCAATATTATCATATGATGCTTGGCGGTATGTGGGGTGTAGATTGTAGAAAGCTTAGAGATGCAAAAGACATTATCTTAAGCAACAAAATACCTTGCAATCATGGTTATGACCAATTTCTTATCACAAAACATTTTTGGCCTAGATTTGCTAATGACTATTTAGCACACGATGAATTTTTTGAAAAAACAAAATGGCCGTTACCAAGAATAAAAAGATTTATTAGAGCATATAATAGAGAGATGTATTTATTTACTGGATGTCAGTATGGGTTCGACGATCAGCCTACACATCCTGAACACGTAGGGATGGTTGAAGAATATTTAAAACAACATAATTTGTTACCCGGATAATGAATTTTTTAATTATACAGGAAGCTGGTAGACACGAGGCTAACCGGCATTTTAGAGAATCTGTTGTTCTTAAAAATGCTATTAACAAAATTGAAGGTAATAATGCAGTTACCTGGGGTCATAATTATCCTGATTTTAGTAAATTTGATGAATTAGAAAAATGGGCAGATGTTTTATTTGTATTAGAGAATTATACTCCAGACTGGTTACCAATCGATAAAATTGTGGCAAGCAAAAAAATAAAAATATTTTGGAGTATTGACAGCCATTGTATTCTTCAAACACACATTGACGTCTGCAATAAACTTAAGCCAGATATTCATTTAAACTCTACTGAATATTACTTACCATATTTTAAAAACAATTCAAAATATGTATATTGGTTTCCTAATGCATTTCCGAGCGATCTAGTAAAGCCTCTAGATTTAGAAAAAAAATATAATCTAGGTTTCTGTGGAAGCGTTTTTCCTGAAAGAGATTATATTTTAAAAGAAGTTTTAAAAGAATTTACTCCCAAAATTGATAATTTTATTATCGGGGATGATATGGTTAAAGCTATTAATAGCTATAAAATACATTTTAATAAAAATATTTCTAATGATATAAATTATAGAACATTTGAAACGCTAGGATGTAAAACTTTTCTTTTAACTAATCACACACAGGGTTTAGAAAAGCTATTTGAAATAGGCAAAGATTTAGTTACCTATGATAATTTAGATGACTTAAAAGATAAAATAAAATATTACTTACAAAATTCTGCTGAAAGAGAAAAAATAGCAAATCATGGCTACGAGACTTCAATTAAAAAGCATACGTACGATGCTCGAGCTAAATATTTACTCCGAATAATTTCTGGAACTTCGCTGTAGTTAGGTTATAATAAATTATGTTTTTAAACAGTATTAAAGAATATAACGGTGACTTAATTCATTCTAGATTTGCTTATAAATTTTTTAAGGATAGAACTTTACCTATTGGTAATATTGTTGCTTTTCGCGCGCCAATGAATGTTGAGGCTGCAGGTATGATTGATAGCGAGGATATTTTAAATGCTGATTATATTTACAGCGAAGATGCAGTTAACTTTTGTTGGGAGATACCTTACTTAGATGCATTCGGTGCAGTAGCGTGGCAAAGACTTTTTAACACCCAAATTGCCAACATTTTAAGTACAAAATATCTTAAAGCGCCTATCGAAGTCGATGGTGATGATTTAATTGTGCATAAAGAACATACACAAGGCGGTGTTACCCAGCCTAAAGGGAAGTGCTCTGTAAGTATTACCTATACACATAATAATGTAGCTTTGGGTCATACCGGTATTAATATAGTAGCGGGTAAGAAAGCTCCAGCGTTCGCATTTTCCACCAATTTGACTGACGAGCAAGCAAATGAATTTATTGCTGATGTAATAAAGGTATTTTACACAATGAATGATGATATTTTTATTGCTACGTCGAAGGTTATTTGTAAATGACGATATTTGACTATATATCAGATATTTTATTTACAAAAAAGAAAAATCTTAAAACAGTTGAGGATGAACAAGAATTTGTTCCTTTCTTAGTCAACAGATGGGTGAGCATGTATTCTAAAGAAACTGTTAAAATGTGTAATAATCTCAACAAATACTTAGGAGTATTTGATTCTAAGAAAGATTTATATAGTTTGTTTATGGCATCTTTTAATAAAGTGCCTAATAAGAGAATAACATATTTTAAAAAGCAAAAAACGGATAAATCAGAGCTAGATGAAAATATTAAATTACTTGCTAGGTCTAAAGAGCTTTCGCAGAGAGAAATAATTCAATATTTGGAAACATTGCAAACTGATAATAGTTAATTAAATTAAAATATGCCCGCAGATATAGATTTACTACCTACACAAAAAAGTTTAATTGATTTAGCCGAATTACCAAAAAATTCATTTAATTCCGTTTTTTTTGGTTATAATTTAAAAGCAGTACTAGATGATGTGCTAGTAGTTAGATATGTAGACGAAACAGAAGACGGCACCTCTATTCTAAGAAACGGTATTGTTGTACCTATTAATACAGATACGCGTGCATGGAGAATTGGAGAGGTAATTCTGGCTGGTCCTAATGCTAAGTATGTAAAAAAGGGTGACTTTGTCTGCTTTCCTAATAACTTAGGTGTGCCAGTCGCTAACTTAGATATAGATGAATTCGGTACATTAAAGAAAGGACTGTTCTTAAACGAGCAGCGCATCTTTGGCATTTGTTCAGTAAGAAACGATAATGAAAGCGTCGCTGGCCACATTAAAAAAACTTCTTCTAAACAACGTGGCAGAAATTAAGTTTTCGCGTCGACGCCCGCGCGCAGGCTTACCACCAACTAGAAGAATGCTTTGTACAAACTCGCTTCCTCTTTTAAATAGCCCGGAGGGTAGAATTGCTTTAAATTATCGCCGTGCAATTAATACACCAAGGTTTAGTCCGGATGCAAAAAATCTTTTAATTACTTGGGATGTTTTAATGCAGGATTATCGCTGTGTAAATATGCTAGCGTGTGACCTAATAAGCGTTATACCGGTCCCGCAATTTTGGAAATTTTTTAATCAAAAGCTTTCCTTGATGTCGCCTAACGAGAAAACAAGGTTTATGAATTCATGACATCGCCTCTTGAAATAGAAAAAGCAATAAGCGAACATCTTCAAAAAAATGTTACGTTTTCTATTGAAACAAAAATTTTAAAAAAAGGTAAATTAATCTTATTTTGTATAAAAGATTTTTTCTGTGTATTTACATTACTTTGCGAAGAAAAGAAAAATAAAAAAATTGTTTATGAAATACCTTACCCTTTCGACTTACATATTACCCCTACAAAGCTTATTTTTGATTATACTGTAAACACATTTTGCAAAATAAATAAAAATCTTAATTCCTGTGTTGACAAATTACAATTTAAAAAGACTGCAAAGCTCTTTAACAAAAAAGTATCTATCACCCCGCTTTAATTTAGTAAAATATATACTATAATATATTTGTGTTTAGTAGATATCTGTCGCAATTTCCAAAAGAGTATAATCCTAGCAATCAGCAGGTAAAGCTAATTAAAGGTGTAGAAAGAGCATTTAACAGCGGTAAAAAATTTGTCATATGCTGCGCGCCAACGGGTACTGGTAAAAGCTTTCTTGCTAAAACATTATCGGGTATAGGGTCTGCGCCAACAGCAAAATTTGTAGAAAATATTAAAACATATTCTGCTTATAAACAAGATTATGCCGGTAACTATATCAACGAAGTTGATTGTTTATCACAACCCCCGTTCGGAACATTTGCATTAACTATAACAAAATCCCTTCAAGATCAATATTTAAATTTATTTCCTGATACTGATATTTTAAAAGGCAAATCTAATTATTTGTGCGACATAGATAATAATTTTGATGTCGAGACTGCACCTTGTGTGCTAGTTTCAAAAATACGCGATGAGTGCTGGGAGAAAAACCGATGCCCTTATTACAATGCGAGGAACAACGCTCTACTTTCTAGGTTTGCAGCTCTTAATTATAAAATGTTCCTAACATTACCAAGCCATGTAAAGCGTAAAAACTTTATAATTTGTGATGAAGCTTCCGAACTTGAAGATGAATTAATAAAAAGATTTTCAGCAGAAATAGTATATGATAAAATTAAGCATTACGGAATTGATTGTAGATTATTAGTTACGGATAATCGCGATAGGACCCGTGCATGGATATATGAATTAATCTTTAATGTAAGTGAACAAATAAACACATTAATAAACAGAGCTAATAAAAAACATAGAACGCTTTCACAACCAGAAAAAATTAAGATGCAATATTTAAAGACTCTTCATAATTCTCTTACAACGGTAGACGGTTTATGGAAGGACTGCGAGTATATAATTGATAAAGATTCTAAGCGAGTCATCTTTACTCCGTTAAAAGCAGAAAAACTAACTAAATTTATTTTTGATTATGCAGAAAATGTTTTGCTTATGTCAGCAACAATTATTGACCATAAGAACTTTGCAAAAACTTTAGGTATAAAAGATTATGAATATGTAGAGGTGGACAGCGATTTTGATCCGCAAAAATCACCAATTTACGTGTCATCTAAAAATAAATTAAATTATAAAAACTTAACAAACGTGCTTCCTCAAATATGTGATCAAGTTAAAGTCATTACTGAGCATCATAAAACAGAAAAAGGCATAATACATACACATTCAAACGAAATAACTAAATTTTTAAAAAGCAAGCTGTCTGCTAATTCTAGATTTTTATTTAGAGATGAAATATCAAATAATGAAGACATACTTAGAGAACATTATGAAACGGATCAGCCAAGCGTTCTAGTATCGCCCTCGCTAGCTTTTGGCGTTGACCTTAAAGATAATCTTGCAAGATTTCAGGTTATTATAAAAATGCCTTATCCTTCTCTGGCATGTAAGCGTGTAAAGCGGTTATTTGAAATAGATAAAAATTGGTATGAGAATAAAATGCTGAATGCACTAGTTCAAGCATGTGGCCGAGCAACACGTAGTAAAAATGATTTTTCCACTACATATATACTTGATGGTAATGTTGTTAATGTATTAAAAAGAACTAAAGATAAATTACCTAAAGCTTTTATAGAGCGCGTTTGTTAATAAATAATATAGTAGTGAGAAACCAAACATTTCATTTTGAAATAAAAGACGTTATAACACAGTTTGTAGCTGCGTTTGATAATATTGTTATTAAGAGATTTGATAAAAATAGGACGTCACAGAACAAAGTACAGGTAAGATATGTGTATGCGCCTAAACAAAGAGTTCTTTATGATTTAGTTAATAAAGCACAAAACTTAACAGTACCTGCAGTAGCTGTCAATATTACTGCAGTCAGTAGAGACGAGACTAGAGTGTTTAATAAGAGTAGCGGATTTTTCATTACAAGAGGTAAGTATGAAAACGATTATAAGCTTACTTCTGATTTTTATAGAACCCCAGTTCCAGTTAACATTAATGTATCTATGTCCATTATTACTAAGTTTCAAACTGACATGGATCAAATTATTTCAAATTTTGTACCTTATACCAACCCTTACATTATTATATCCTGGAAAGTACCAGAAGATCTCTCTACATCTTCAATACCGTTTCAGGAAATAAGAAGCGAAGTTCTCTGGGATGGTGGTATTAATCTTTCTTATCCTACCGATATTGCTGCAAATGACAAATATAGAATAGTAGGAGATACGGCTTTTGTAATTAAAGGGTGGTTATTTCCTTACGTTCAAAACCCGTACGGTAACATTTATAAGATTGATGCAAACTTCAGAGCTTCTTCTTACATTACTACATATGATTCGTTGTCTGATAATACGTATTCATGGCCAGTAAGCACAGGTCTTGTTGACGACTTAGAGACAGTAACAATTTCAGGTACGCCGCAAATAACAAATATAGACTACACTAACTTTACTACTTGGTGAGGTATATTTATAGTTTAAAGTGCGCTTTTGTTTAATAAATACATAAGACATACCTATGGCCGATTCTAATAGAGAAAGTACTTTCGGTAGAGATTTAATGAAGTTTATTTCTTCTAAACTTCCTTATCAATCTATGGGCATTGAAGATCAAATAAATAAATTAAACCCTAAATACACTGAATTTTATGATAAAGGTACAAAAAGAGAAGAAGCTCTAGCCAGACAGTCTGTTTCATCTTCGCTAGCATTTACAGATGATTTATATGCAAACATAGTACAGAATAAAGATTATCATAATTTTATGTACGCTAACATTCAGCCCGATAAGGGCAGAAGGTTAATGGACTATAGAGTTATGGCTGCGTTTGCAGAAGTAGCAGATGCGTTGGATGAAATATGCGATGAGTTTATAAACAAAGATGATAATGGTGATATAGTAAAGTTAAATTTTAAAACCAATACTCTCTCAGAAGATCAAAGAGAAAAATTAAGAAAAGAGTTTCAAAAATATATAGGGTTTTTTGATTTAGAAAATAAAGGCTGGGAATATCTTAGACAGCTTTTAGTAGATGCGGAATTATATTGGGAGCACATTATTCATAAAAAGTTTCCTGAGGAAGGTATTCTCGGAGTAGTGACTGTACCTTCAGATGTAATTGATCCGGTATTTGAAAATGTACAAAATCAAATAGTAAGAGGATATCTTTTAAGAAAAAATATTTATGATTCAAAGAATCCTGGTAAAATAGCTAAAATAGAGCTTGTCCCGATGGATGTTAATCAAGTTACCTACATTAATTCGGGTATATGGAATGAATCTAAGACAATAAGACTACCTTTCATAGAAAATGCGCGAAGAGCTTATAGACAGTTATCATTAATTGAAGACTCAATTGTAATTTATAGATTAGTTCGTGCCCCTGAAAGATTAGTGTTTAATGTTGATGTAGGTAATATGGCGCCCCCTAAGGCTGAAGCTTATTTAAGAAAGCTTATGCAAAATTATTGGTCACGCAGAACCTATGATGCAGATCAAGGTGCATCAGTACAAAAATTTAATCCACAATCTATGTTAGATAGCTTTTGGTTTGCTAAGCGCGCAGGCAGCGAAGGCACCTCTGTAACACAACTCCCTGGCGGACAAAATTTAGGTGAACTTACAGATTTGATGTACTTTGTACAAAAACTATACAAGTCACTTAAGGTACCTGTAACACGCCTTAACGTTGAGGATGTTTATAAGGATGGCGCAGACATTCTTAGAGAAGAATTAAAGTTTGCAAGATTTATTATTAGACAACAACAAAGATTTGCAGGCGGTCTAAAGAATGGTTATATTACTCATTTAAAATTAAGAAATCTCTGGGATGAGCTAAAGCTTAAAGAAACTGATTTAGATCTTGTATTTAATGTACCGACTAACTTCTACGAATTAAGAGAAAATCAAAAATTTCAACTCAAAGCGGAAAACTTTAATTCTATTACTCAAAGTGATTTGGTTTCAAAAACCTATGCGCAAAAGAAATATCTCGGCTGGACTGATACTGACTTAATGGCAAATAGAGAATTTTTACGCAAAGATAGAGAAATGTTATGGGAATTAGATCAAATTACAAACAACGGACCTAATTGGAGAGAGCTTGGTGCCACACAGCCTGGTCAAGGTGCAGCTCAAGGAGAGCCTGCTGGTGGCGGAGGCGGTTTTGGTGGCGGGGCTTCACCTCGTACGCCGCCTGAATTTGGTCCCGCTCCGGGAGCAGCTGGAGCTGAGGCGCCTGTAGGAGGTGGAGAACCTACCGGTGGT